TAGTAGCGTTAATTTACCCTAAAAAACAAAAACCTAATGAGAATTAATGAAAAATTAGGAGGAATAGCTCCTGAAGATAACAACGAAGGTTTTTTTGCTCGCTTTGACAGAGCATTAACGAGAGATCATTTCGTTGACACCGACAGAGAGAGAGAGAGAGAGATTGATAGACTACGGTATGGCTGGGGATTTAGCTCTAAAACTCTAAAAACTATTGAAAGCCGTATTCTGGAAAAACAAAAGGAATTAGACACCTTAATAGAGTATCAAGCAAGCAAACAACCAAAAACCTAATGACAACAGTAACAGAAAAAGTATACTTACCAGGAACTAATAACCTTGCTAACAGTAGCACGGATTTTGAAAATTTAGAGGACTCAATCTTGTTTTATAACCCTAAAGTGCTGTATTACGACAACAGCCCACAATGGACGTTTAAAAGAGAAATTGATGGCGTTAGAATGTATACTAGCAATGTGGATAAAAGTATTTGTGAACTTAGTAATAAATAGATTATGGAAAAGGAGCGGAGTGTTTCTTTATGGGTTGAAAATTCTCATAAAATGATAGTATTTACTGATAAGCAAATGCAAGAGCACGAAGAATTATATGGCGGTAGTCGGTACGTAAAGAAAAGAAGAGAAGAGGCTTTTGCTTCGTGCCTAAGAGAGAATAAGCCATTGACAGCCGAACAAATAAAGTACTGGGACGAACAATGGAATAATAATACGGTTTTACCGAAAAAAGAATAGACCATGGAAAGGGTTAGATTGAAGATTAGAACGCCAAAAGTAAATACTATCCCTGCTTGGGGGTTTGGAGCTAAAAGCGTAAAGATTCGACGTAAGCGGAAATTGTGGATAATCGATCGTGCTTATTATTTAAGAAATAGAAATGAATAGATTATGGAATGGATTTTATTAGGGTTAATTATTGGTTCAGTACTAGGTGCGCCATTAGGTGTTAGTGCTGCTCATTATTTTGTGAATAGAAAAAGGTAGATTATGGAAAAGATATTGCAGTACGATGATATTATAGATGTAAAGAAATCAAAGAACCTAATTAAGGCTAGATTAAAAGAGATACGTTCTTTTACTTTGGTTCCGTCAATAGAAGAGCAAAAGAATTGGTTTGATTGTTATTTGATTCAAATGGCTTTGCCTATCAAAAAATTTGAACTATGATTACAGATTAACAAACAAGCGTATTGATTCATAATTATTTGATTCAAATAGCTTTACCAAAAAAATAAATAGATTTAACAAAGAAGCAAATTATAGCTTAAAGGCAAAAGCGGCTACTAAAAATACTAGTAAGTAGAAGACAAGGGTTCGATTCCCTTAGGTTTACAAATAATTTAATAATCATAAATAGCGACGTTTATGGACGAGGAGAAGGAAACTAAGATGCAAATTAAGGAAAATGCAATACACTTTTTAAAGCAAATTAAAGATTGCGGAGAAAGAGGGGCAGGGCAAATAATTGCAATAATTAAACTTCTGGAGATGGAAGTGATTGAAATGCGGATCAATGAAAAGTCAATTCAAGAACAAGAAGAGTATTTTGAATTAAAAGACTTTTTACTTGGCGTTGGTTGTATTCAGCCTTTAGAGTCAAGAACTTTAGGTGTACTAAAGTGCCTACGTAAGGAATACCTTAGGGATAAAAACCAAGAGTATGAGTAATGAAAAATTAACAGACAAACAAAGGCGGTTTTGTGAGGAGTATGTAGTTGATTGGAACGGCACGAGGGCGGCAATTGCGGCAGGATATAGCGAAAAAACAGCATATGCAATAGCAGGACAGAACTTGAGAAAACTTGAACTAAAAGCATACATTGAGGAAATTAAGAACGACCTATCAAGATTATCAGGTGTAACAGCACTTAGAAACATCAAGGAGCTTGCAAAAGTTGCCTATACCAATGTTTCGGACTTTAAAGAAGATTGGTTCAAATTCAAGCGATTTGAAGACTTAACAGAAGACCAAAAAGCCGCAATTGCAGAGATAACCCATAGTGAACTCAATATAGGCGAGGACATGGTTAAGGTGGTTGAGAAGCTAAAGGTACATGACAAGCTGAAAGCAATTGCAATGCTCAATAAGATGTTTGGGTATGACATTGTGGAGCCAGAAAAAGAAGAAAGCAACACAGGCAGTTTGACCATTAATATAGGCACTAACGGAATTAAAGAGTTACCAAGCCATGAAGACGATATAATAGACTTTACAGAGAATGAGTAGTAATCTAACGATAGACAACCCTATACACGAGTCGAGTGTATTCTTGAATAACATTGCAGCTACGGAACCCGTAGTGGTCAATCAAGGCGGCACGTGGTCAGGTAAGACGTTTAGCATTATGCAAGTGATGGTTTTTCTTACGTTGTGTACGGTCTATAGGAATAAGCAAGGAAGGAAGGAGCAAATAAAATCTTTGGTTGTTGGTCAAGATGTGCCAAACCTTAAGAAAGGCGCAATTGCTGATTTTAATGAGGTTATAGATATAATCGTTAATAGCTTTCCAGATAGTTGTAAGCATTTCTTCGAGTATACTTATAATTCGACTGATAAGATCGTAAAGTTCCACTTTAATAATAGTGAGCTTCAATTTAGTTCATTCCAGAACAAGCAAAGCGCAAAGGCTGGTAAAAGACATTATGTCTTCGTGAATGAGGCGAACGGTATTGCGTGGACCATTGCAGAGCAGTTGATGTTTAGGGCGAAGATAAGAACGTTCTTAGACTACAATCCTGATGCCCCGTTTTGGGTTCATCATAAGTTCATAGGAAAGGAGGGTACAAAGGTTATTTATTCTAATCTTAATGATAATGAATTTATACCCGAAAAGAACAGGATAGAGTTAATCGCTAAGGGCAAAGCTAACGCCTCTTTTCATAAGGTCTATATTTTAGGTAAGACAGGAGCGACAGAGGGCATTGTTTTTCCCAATGTACGTTGGATTCAGGCAATGCCAAAGCAATACAAGCGTGAGGCGTTTGGTATGGATTTTGGCTATACAAATGACCCTAGTACAATGGTTAGGATAGTATTGGCAGAGGGTAAGCTTTACGCTGAATTGATGCTATACCAAAGAGGGTTGACGGGTTCGGACATAGGCGAATGGCTAAAAAAGATTAAGTTCAACAAGAGTAAATACATTTTTACAGATGTAGCACCGCCAACGGTTGAAGAGATTAGACGTAAAGGGTTTAGGAAAACTAGAGCAGCTAAGAAGGGCGCTGGTTCAATTGTGACAGGCATAGACGCAGTTAAGAATTACGGGACTCTACATATTGTGGATAACATACACTGGAGAGCCGAGCAAATAGGGTATAAGTATCAAGAAAACCCAGCAACGGGAGACCCAACGAACGACCCAGAACAAAACAAAGGAGTCGATCATATTTGGGATGCTTTACGATACGCAATCCAAGGTATAATAACCAAACGTAAAATATAACTCATAATAAAAACAAATCACATATTAAAACAAAATGCCGTTAATTATGGTATTCCCGAAAAAATTATTTATATTTGTATTTACAATCGTTGTAATTACGAGTTGTGTAAAAGAACCAAAACAATGTCCACTTATGTATAAATTAGCCGCAAGCACTTATGATGTGAATATAATGAGCGAAACATGCTTATTATTAAGCACGTTACAAAGTATTAGCCATTGTGATATTCCTGATATATTTTCAGTAACAATATTAGACACGGCTGTTTTGGCGTCAGATTTGGACTTGATATACAATCAAATTCAGGCGTTGACAATAACGAACCCTAGTCACGCTTTAGCATTTGGCGCAGGGGAAACGCTTAATCCCGGTGTTTATCATGTAACGGGCGCAATGTCCTTATCTGGTATATTAACCTTGGACGGCTTGTCAACTACTGATCCTTTTGTTTTCATAACAGATGCGGCTTTTGCTGCGGCTGCTGCGGCTGATGTGGTTTTGACTAATGGAGCATTGCCAAGTAATGTATTCTGGCTTGCTGAGGGTGCGATTAGTGTAGGTGCTGGTAGTAATATATCTGGTACAATGTTCTCTAATACGGCAGCAATTGCAATTGGAGCGAATTGTTTGATAACTGGACGCTTACTCACTAAAGGCGGCGCAGTATCGCTAAGTACTGGGATTCTTTCATACCCTACGGATCCGACGTTCATTAACTTTCACGGACTAGACGCTTTTGTCATGTTTACGGGTTTAGGTGCGGTTTCAAATGCTGGTTCATCGACTTACACGGGAAATATAGCTACTAACGGGGGAGCCATAACGGGTTTTACGGTTGCTGGTTGTGTGCTTAACGGGGTTATTTTTCAAGCAGGATCAACGCAAGTGCTTACTCCAGTAGTAATATTACCCGTTACGATTCAGGTTATTAGGGATAAGTTAAACAATGGGCAGGTTGGCGTTGTAGATGAAGCTTCCTTTGTTCAATTTCTGAATAGGTTATATTCTTTAGACTTAGATAGATCGGCTCTTACGAGTGGAGAAATAAGCGTACTAAACACAATATTCGAGTACTTAAATCCTCCAGCTTCTTTGAGTTGTTGCGGCGGTGTTCTTTATCCAACTACTGTTGGAGACTTTGATTTAGCTTTAACCGTAAGGCTTGGCACTACTTCTTCTGAAAGGGAGGTTGTAGTTTCTTTAAATAGCCTTTTCTCGTGTGACATATTCGATGTTGAATGTGATGTTATAAAGATTGACCCATTGAGCGGTACACCTATTCCTTCAACTTTTGTTTTGAACAAATTGGGTTGTGTGGGTGGTAGTCAGACATTTAAGTATTTATGGTTAGGGTTTACGTTTGACCCAACAGGCGAGATATATGATTTTAAATTTACGTTTAGGGATTCTACAGGCACAACATTATCACTGGTAACTAAAACTGTTACCTTTTAAAACCCAAACAATGAGTAATAAGGTATTGACATTGATTTTGCTATTCCTATTATTTAGCTCTTATAGGGGCGCACCAAGGGAAGAAGTAAAGCAGGAGGTAAAGATAGAAGGGAGTACTAATATTTGGCTTATAGAGCTATATAAAGAGCGTGAAATGTACAACGCTATAGGAAAGCTATACTCTGATACAAAATCTAAGTATGGCTATGTTCCCAAAAGTATTGAGTACATGACGGTAAATGCAAGCGAACGCATTACTATTTTAAAAGAAAAAGTAAAGAACTTTGACCCTGTGGCTTTTGAAGCTGGCTTGGCAAAGTTAAAATAACCGTTTAAACCGAGTGTGAGAGCAAAAAAGATTGTTTAAACAAAATTGTATTAATATGAGTAGTATTTGTGATATTTGTCCTTTGGACGACTTAATGGTAGATATACCAAACACGACATGCCCTGAAAACATAAAGCAAATTCAGCGTTACATTTTTGCACGTAAAAGCGCAGGAATAATTTGGGATTTAGTAGATCCTGCTTTGAATTTACCAGCTTCAATCGTTGGTAATGTTGTAGAGGTAAATACGGGATGGAATATTTTAATAGCCGCAGCGGATTTAACGCACATTGTACGCACCCCTTTAATAGGTGGGTCTTCTGGAATTACACCAGGAGCCACACGGACAGAAGGTGGCGGAGACAATACAACGCTAAATGGTAAGAAATTAAACAACGGAAAGGATCCAGCCGATGCGGTTGCTTCTTTTAGAAGTTTAACAGGTGACCAAATAGCGGCATTTGAAAAGTTAGAATGCATTGCAGAAGCTGGAGACTTGGAGGTTTATCTAATTAATCAATCAGATAAGTTAATTGGACGAAAAAACGGTAATAAATTTACAGGCTTTAGTGTAGAGTATTTTGAATTTGGTGGGCTTACGAACACGGGGCTTGATAATAAAGATGTTAATGTTATGGCTTTTCAGTTAAAAGCTGAATGGGCACAGTACAAGCACTTTGTTACACCAACATTTAGTATGCTTAATCCAGCGATATTCTAATGGCAATGCCTAAAAGCATAACCCTAATCAATAAGCATTCAGAAGTAGAAACGGTTTTAGGTTTCCAACATGCTGAACGCTTATTGAGATTAGAGTTAAAAAACGGAACAAATAGTTTTAGTGTAAAAGGAGGAAAATATATTTTTAATGGCAACGATATTATCAGACGAACAAGCGATAAAGATAGTCAAGGAGAAACCAAATAGCAACGTAATTGCTAGAGGGTTGATCTATGAAAGTCGCTTAAGGTTGTATACCGAAGTTTTACAAAAGGACGAGATACAGCAGGAGTACGCCTATAGTGAGCTGCTCCAGTCAATGGCGAATACGTTACATAAAGATAAATACCAGTCTACATTAAAATTCATAAGCTACCCTTTGCCAATTGTCAATGTTACAAGGGATATAAGCGCAGACTTGGAGCGTGTTTTTGATGCTAGGAATGCAAACTTTAGCTTTACGGCACCAAGCGATACAGCCCAAGAACGAGTAAACAAGTTGCTCGGTAGATTGAAGGTAAGAGCCTATATTAATAGGGTTGGCAAACAAGTAATGAAAAATAGACCTAATACCTTTGTTGTTCTCGATAAGGACGACAAAGGGGAGGTTTACATAGTTACAGTGTACAATAAAGATATAGTTGCTTTTGAATGGGAAGACATAGAGAGTGGAACGCTTTCTTACATTTGCTATAAGCACAGCAAGATACTTAATGAGTCAGGGAAAGAAGTTCAATTGTATGCGGTTTATGATTCGATGTCTTATAGGGTAATATCTGAGGACGGCACAAACGTAAGTCTAATAAAAAACAATTACCATAATTTAGGGGCTTGTCCTGCAAAACCTTTTATTCAAACAAGGTTAAACACGACTAATATTTTTGATAGATATAATCCTTTTGCGCCTACCTTGTCAAGTATGGCAACATGGACGCTATTTTATATCTATTCAAATTTTGCTGAACATTATGGAGTTTTCCCAATTGTCGAAAAACCTAAAGAGGCTTGTGATAATGACGATTGCGAAGATGGGTATATTTCCGTCGCTTTAGAAAATGGGGACATGAGTAGACCAGAGGTTTGCGTGTCTTGTGCTAACAACAAATTGATGGGTGCTGGTACTTTGTACGAGTATGATCCTGCTAACTATAAAGATGAACAAGATGTAGGCGGTGCGCTGCGGTTCGTTTCCCCACCTACCGAAAACCTAGAGTTTGAGAACGGGCAACAACAAAGAAGAGAAAGTTTTATAAAGAAGAACACAACAGGCGTAGACGACAACATGTCGACAGAGGCGGTAAATGCCGACCAAGTACGGGCGGTAATGGAGAGTAGAAGAAAGCCGTTGATGTTTTTCTCTAATGAATTTTCTATACTTGATAAGTGGCTAACGGAAACAGCCGAAAAGCTACAGGATAGCGTAGACATTAACGTTTATTCTAGTTATGGTACAGAGTGGTTTTTATTGTCTGAATCTGACATTATAAAGCTGTTTAATGATAGTAAGGTTGCAGGAATGCCAGAGAGCGAATTAGACGAACTCTATTCTTTATTGAGAGAAACTAAATACAAATCTAACCCTACAAAGTTAGAAAGATTAGTTATTGAAAACAACCTGAACCCTGCGCCATACAGTACAATAGAAGAGTGCTATAAGAAGAATGAAAAGGGCGTTATGACGTTGGAAACATTAGCTATCAAGGCTAACTTTACGAGGTACATAAAACGCTTTGAGAGGGAAAACATAGATCTTGTTGAGTTTGGATCTGATGCTTTGCAAAGTGGGCGGCTGAAATTCTCTCAAAAAATAGAAAACATTTATTCAGAATTAATTAAATACAGTAAAGAAGATGTCAGTAAAAACAATGAAGGGGAACAATTGGAACTCTAAAGAGATTCAGGCGGTATTGAATGCCTATCCGAAATCTTTTGAAACAACAATTCCCGTAACGAATAAAGATTTCTATAACATTATAGGAGCAAACAAACTTACTGGTGCTGGTTTATTAGATAATAATATACTTGCTCGGATTTTTACGGTAGACGTATTGGCTTGGGAAAGTAAAAAAGAATATCAAAGAACAGCCGTATCGTTTGGGTTTGAACAAATTATGATTTTGCACAACCCAACGTTAAAGCCAGCGAAGGTAGTAAAAAAAGTAGAAGCAGCAGAAGTTACAAAATAATCAATAATCAATAATCAAATAACAGGGACGTTATGGAAAAGTTAGAATTTAATGATTTTCAAGCTTTTGAAAGTAAGCTTTCAGAAGATAAAGAATTTGCGGCAAAAGTTTTAAATGCTGTAAAAGTCACAGAGACAGGGAAGTCTTATAGTGATACAATTGCAAAAACTTATTTTGACGAAAATAAGGGATCAGCACATTCTTACGCTTGGGATATGGTAGATAAATCGGCGGCAGACGCTGGTTTTCCAAAGCCAACAGGAACGCAAACGAGTGCCCACATGGCAAATATTGCCAACCAAGCAAAGGAATTAAAGGGGCAACTAGATGCGTTAAAGGCTAAAGGTAGCAACGAAGAATGGCTAGACGAGAAAGTCCAGTTAGAGAAGGACTATAAGGCAGCTTTATTGATAGAACAAAATAAGTTTAGCGAATTGAATGGTAAGATTACGCTTACAAATAGAAAGTCTATCATTGCAAAACAATTGTCAGACGCAGGGCAACCAAGTGCGGCACTTGACAAAGCAACCTTTGAAGAGATCACTAATTTCAAGATGAATCAACTTTCAAAGAATGCGACAGAAGAGAACGGGAAGATTATATGGAATGACGCAGACGGTAATCCGTATAAAAACGGACCACTTAACGCTGAATTAGATTTCGTAGTAAATAAATTGTTTGGTTCAATCCTGCAAAAGGGAACAGCAGGAGGTGGATCGCAAGAAGGCACTAACGAGGTAGTAATAACAGGTAACGTTCTATCAATGGACGCAAGTAAGTTTAGTACAGGGGTAGGGTTTATGGTTGAATTCAACAAGCGCACCGCATTGCAAGGGATAGCAAAAGGTAGCGACGAATATTATAAACTTTACAAAGAAACAAAAATTATTTACAAGGTAAATGAAATGCCAGAAAGTTAATTAATAAATAAACAAACAGACAATGGGTACATTATTAGATTTTAAAATATTAGAGTCAAGAGGTGTTTTGATGAATTCGATCGACGCTCAAAACCTTAGACGCTCTGAGCTTGGTTTAACAGACTTGGCAAACAGGAATACAGCAAGATTGTTAGGTACTATCAATCAAGATATGATTACAAATAATTGGGGTGCTCCAGCTAAAAGGCTTCCAGTTAGAAACAAAGGCGGTGGAACGGCTACGGTTGGTACAATGACTTGTACTTTTCCTACGGCAGACAGTAGCAACGGGTTTGTAAACGTTACGTTTTTTAGCGCACATGCAGGATTTAGAATTGTGCCAAGGGTAATTGACCAAACAGGCGGTTTAGTTACGCCCCCAGATGAATTTGCGTTTTTGTTTGGAGAAACTGAGCGTGCTATTGCTGATTTGTTAGAAACTCAAATTCATACTACTTTGGATGCTGCCAAAGCGACAACTTCAGCTAGTACTTTTGTTGGTGCTGGTAAGAAATTCCCACTAACGGGTGATACCTTGCAAGTAGCAGTAGGAGAGCAACCTTTATTTTACAATGCTCTAAAATCTATCTATCAGGCTGATGATTTTGGAAGAACTGGAATACAGGTTATCGGTGACGCTCAAATGCCTAGCTATGTTAGTCAGTACATAAACCAAGGGTCAGGAAATAGTGCAAATACAGCTTTTCAGTTTAACAATATTGAGTTTTCGTATTCAAACGATATTGTAACAACTGCCGCAACAAGTGCGGTTTCTACAGCCTTCGCAATGGCTCCTGGTTCTTTAGGAATCTTGGCGCAAGTTAGTCCAGACGCAAAAGCTGGTAGAACTTCAAAAAGCAAAGGTATTGAATGGGGTGTAGCTCGTTCTAATTTGATGGGTGTTGACATGGAAATGATGATGTCAGACGATTGTGCTGATTTGACAGCTATTACCGCAAACTCATTAGATACGAACGGTTATGCCGAATTCTATCAAATGGGTATAAACGTGGCAATTATCACAGCTTACGACCAAAGCACAAACGGTAGTATTAAGAAAATTGACTTCTTATAAAAAATAG